ATCTAATAGGCCACGTCTATATCAATGCGGAAGATCTCAATTTCATAAGTGCCCCTCCAGAATCCAGGCATTCGACCAGGATAGAGCAATCCAGACCCGAATAGGTGACAACAGGCAGCGAGGTAAGCAGGGCCGTAGATTGCTTGGTAGTGACGCCACTTATGAAATTGAGATCTTCCGCATTGATATAGACGTGGCCTATTAGATCGGTATGTCCGGTTGCCGATGATAGCTTGACTCTACATTTGAATGAACCAGTTGGGGCGGCATCTAAGGTCAGTGGGCTCGCGGAGGGTACCGCATCATGAAGAGTCCATGTACCGCGATTGACCCGGAAGCCCGCTTGGTTGAGATAATCTTCGATCATGGGATGGGTCGCACTGCTCCAGCTATATATTGCTTCATCAGATCGTATGATTCTTGGGAATGCAACCCCTTAAATTTCTTAGTTATGCTTATGCCGCTGTATGATTCGGATAAATCGTCCATGTTGAACGATTTCACGCCTTGATCCTGGAGCTTCCTGCGCTTCTGATCCCCAGGAGACAAGACATGGAAATCATATAGCGCAATTGCTTCCTCCACGCAAGCCCGTTTCACGTTCTCCGGCACAACAGGCAGACTCGTTCCTTGGTCCCAATCGATAGCTACCCCATTGATTACCCTAGGAAACTGAAGCTCTTGATAATCGGTTGTGGGTGATGTCTGGTCGATATAATAATATGAACTGCCTTTTAGGGGCATCGCGTCTATAATTCGCGTGGCCTTCTGTAAATACCACGTTTGCGCCGCATCGGTGGCCGCGAGCAAGGCTATTGCCGCTGCCCTTGGGTCACTTGCCAACCGCGTTTCCAAATCTTGGATAGTCGTAATATAGCTGGATGCAATGCTTGTATCTACCATTATAATCACCTAAAAATAATTTAGAGGCCAGCGGGAGCCTCTTTCTTTGGTTTCTTTGGCTTTTCGGCCATGCTCTGTTCGACCGCGAGCTTTGCGAGTGCGTCAGGCAGGCCAATTTCGGTTCCGGCGGGAATCAGCACATTACCCAAACGGGCCGGACGCTTCATCTTAACTGTTTCCATCAAGACCACGTTCCAGCAGATGCGAGCTTAATCCAGGCCGTGCCACTGCATATCAAGTGATACATGGAGCCAACTGCATCGGTCGTGGTCTTGGTATTCGCGCCATCGACTTGCTCGCTTCCTTCTCCATCGATGATCACGGTATTAGCGAGAGGGTCGGTTGCCAGGATCACGGTGATGATGCGGCCTTTGTTATCGGCGGCGGTGGGCAAAATAATGGTCTGAGAATTGACGCCAGTGCCATTACCAACCAGATAGAGATCTGCCCCGCCATCGGTGATTGTGGTGTTGGTTGCGGTTGTTGTTGCCCTGCGCTTGTACTGGTCGGCGGTTACGATGCTGCCAGAATCGACTGTTACGGTGGCGGTGGTAGTTGCGCCATTGATATCCGCCGTAGCATTGACTACCAGATCGTTTGCGGTCAGATCATCGGCTATTCTGGCATCATCGGTTGAAGTGACCTGCTCGCCCTGGACCGTCCCCGATGCGGTTAAAGCCGTTCCTGCGACGGTCGCTGCACCGCTCACGGTTCCCGTGCCGGAAAGAACCACATTCTTATTAGCATCGAGTGTGATGTTTCGGGTGGTTGCCTCCCCGTTGATGTCGAATGCGCCAGTGCCTGATGCGAAGGTCTTCGTGCCCGAGATCGTCACGTTTCCGCCAAGTGTATACTCACCAGTTGGACCTTTGAAGTAGCCGGTCATATTCCCGAAATCCACAACTCCGGCCCCTGCTATGGAATACCAATCATAGCCCGCACCAAGCGCAATGTCCTCAGAGAACACCCCGTTGCTGACATTTGTACCCACCCCAAGCGTACCATCTATGGTAAAATCCCCGGTAAAATGCCCATTATCGGCATTGACGTCTCCGGTGGTATTGTAATCCGCGCTTCTGGGATACCAAGTACTCTGAGCCCCCGCCATGCCGATAAGCAGCATGACCAAAAAGATAGAAAGATATCGCATCTCTCCACCTCACGGCACCAGAATAGAGAATGGATACCTGCTTGCATCAGTCGTCTGTATCTGGTTCTCCGGGTTCGGCAAGGCCCATCCAAGCCGGCATGTAACCCTCATGGCGAGCATGTCCTGTTGCAACAAGTTGAAGACCACAGTACCGGAATCATTTGTGATGACACCAGTATCGAATATCTTGTAGGTGATATCCTGCCGCCATGCGTAGACAGCCTTGCCAGTCACCTGCAATAAGCAGAGCAGCAGTTGAATCAAGTGCTCCATTCTTTGGGAATGCGACGGGCACGCCCGCCAGGGAGTACTTGGTAGGAGAGGTCATATCGGGCTGGAAGATGAACTGCCCGTTTGCATCTCGCAGGCCCCTGAGAGCAGCCTTCTGGGATAGTGCGCCAACCACACCATTTACATCATAGCCGTCTACCTCGACCAGATTGAACAGGCCGCCCTCGGCAAGGATTGCGTCTGCGAGATCCGTAAAAGTCTTTCCAGATCCCACGGAAGCGGATTTGTCAATTGCCTGTGACTTACTGGTAGCATCGGTCACGATGCCGTTTGGCCACGATGTGGGCTTGTTAGTGCCGTGAATGATTGCCGCATCAATGGCTTTGGCAATCGCCTCTGCGAGCCTGGGCGCGGTTTCACCCCAGATATCATAGCCGCCGCCAGCCGCATCGTCTATGACAGCCGCCGGGATGGGCACAATAACCGCAAGTTCCTCGGCGGTGATGGTGCTATATGTCCAGTTCTGCTTTGTGGTCTTCTTCAGGCCCTCGGAATAGGATGAGCCGGTGCCGTCTCCAGATTCGGAGGACAAGAAATACGCAGATGGATACAAGCTCATGACAGGGAGCTGCCTGATCTTGGTAGGCATGTCGTTGAGTCTGGTCATCCTGGGAAGCGTAAAGCTGCCCTCGATTGCCGTCTGAATGATCTCCTTTGCGTACTCGGTGGGGATTAGGTTGCTAACCCCACTTCTCGTAATTATGTTATCATAGTCAGTCATGAGAAAATGCCTCGCTTATCGGCCACCTCGCCCCGCCGCCTGCAAAATTTGGGCATTCATGAAAGCGTGCTTATCTGTCGCTTCGTTGCTGCCTGGAGGGATAGGGTTGCCGATTGATTGTTTCTTGCTTAGCTTTGCTCCAAAATCCGTCGCAATGGACTCGATGCTCTTGGTAATCGACTCTTCATCCTTGCCAGTCACATACTTCATCAGGTGACTTGGGAGTCCTTGGCCGTCCTTGGTTCGGAAGTCGCTGAATAGCTTGGTTCGAAGCTCAACCGCGCCCAACTTCTCAACTTTCTTGCTTAGGGCATCCTTTTCCTTGATGGCCTCATCGCGTTCCTGCTGGAGCCGTTGCGATTCGGTGAGCTTGGACTTCTCGATCTCTTTGAGCTTGGTTTTCAGTTCATCATAGTCTTTGAACTGATCTCTGATCTTGTCCCTTTCGGCTGAGAGAAGTTTGCCAAGTCTCTTTTGCTGCTCGGGAGTAAATTTGATATCATCAGATTCATTCGGCTCTGACGGGTTTGCCGCAACCTCAGTGTTTTTCGCTGGCGGCTGAGTCCCGCCATTAAGCTCTTGTTCTGTCATGGACATTCACCCAACTTTGACGCAAGTTAGCAGCGAGATGCATCGATAACGGACGATGCAATGACCGAAAATAGATTGAATGAACGGGGTTGGGTTCGAACCAACCACCCTTGCCGGTAGGGAACCGGTCGCACCCTCCTTGGATGCTGCCCGCTCGATAATTATTATATTAGGGAGACTTAGCTTCAATCCTCTCAATCGCCATTATACTATTCAATGGTGCTAAGAAAACCACCGTGCCGCCCCGTTGTATCGTCACATACGCGCTCTTTTTGTCTTCATCAAAAACGGATATCTGATCGCCTTCGACTTTGGTCGGCCTGCCGTTGCCTACCAATTGAACATCATACATTTTTAACACCACCACTCGGAAGAAGTCGAACGTTTATCGTCAGCGCGTCGAGATCGTCACTAAGCATCGAATCTGCGATTTGATACTTATCTTCCATCGCGAGAACCCGCGCGATAGCTTCCCCGATATTTTCTGCAACTATTTTCCATTTACCGACGATGCCGGTGGGCACCTCAACATCAACATTTAGAATTTTTGACATCTATTATTGAAAAATAATTAGTTGGGCTTAGGCCCCTTCTTCCCTTTCTGTTTACATTTTGCCATTCATCTTCTTCTCCGGCTTCATGTCTGCCTTCATCTTCCGATATCATGAAGCTTCTCGATTGGAGGTACAATTAATGCCAGATAAAGGATGTCAAAAGAAAATGGGTTCAATGAGCAAG